CACATTGACAATCATTCTGATTTCAGCCCTGGGCGGTGGTTTGGTCACTGCTGGGGGTATCATAGCCCTAGACCGCTCAAAAGTGGATCTGGGTGAGGTTTTCAAGGGCCAAGCATCAATCATCAAGGAGGTGGGCAAGGTATCAGACCAGGTGGCCCAGGGTCAGCTTGATGTTCAGCGCAATCTGACAGCTCCTGATTTAATTGAGTATGCGTGCAGCAAGGAGGGACTTGAGGCCAATCCATTGGTCTGTCGTGAAATGTTCTGTAGAATGCAGCAAAGAGGAATCGACAGCAAAACAGGAGATGAATGTGAGGAGATCACTAATGTGATAAACTCACTTGAGATTCTCAAGGCCTGTGATGGTCGCCAGGATGGTGAATATACAGCCTGCATCCGCATATTCGAAAAGAGGAAATAATGAACATTGGGGAATGGGTGCGCCAACAATGCACAGCCCAGGGGATCACAGTCTCACAGTTAGCCAGGGAGATTGGCTGCTCACAGGCTTTGATCATTCACTGGAGAGAGAGAGACAGCATCCCTAAAACCTATTATTTTCTAAAAGTATGTCTCAAGATAGCCCAACTCAGACAGGAGCATCCCCAGACAATCATCCGAGAGGCTGCTGAGATCATTGGCATCAAAATCCCTCAACACTAGTCACCAAAGGAGGCCACCTTGAAGACTAGACAGCACTTTTATGACTTGCCCATCCCACAGTTCAGACTGCTCAAAGGAGACTGTCTGGAGACTCTCAAGGGATTAGATGACAACAGCATTGACTCAGTGGTGTGTGATCCACCCTATGAGCTTAATTTTATGGGTAAAGCCTGGGATAATTCAGGGATCGCTTTCTCCACTCAGGTCTGGTCCGAATGTTACCGAGTACTTAAGCCAGGTGGGCATCTGATAGCCTTTGGAGGCACTAGAACCATCCACAGGATAACCTGTGCAATCGAGGACTCAGGCTTTGACATCAGAGATCAGATCTGTTGGATGCAGTTTCAAGGGTTCCCAAAGAGCTTGGACATATCCAAGCAGATTGACAAAACAAATGGCCAATCTGATGTGGCTTTGACATTCACCAGGTGGATGAGAACTACAGGATTAACCACAAAAGAAATCAATCAAATAATAGGCACCAAATCAGTTGGTGGCCATTATCGAGAAATTACAGCTCAGCCAGCTATCCCAACAAAAGAACACTGGGAAAAACTAAAACCGCACATAAATATCGACATTCCACAAGAAGTTATAGACATATTGCATGCTCATCATACTGAAGGGGCTAAACGTGAGGCCATAGGTCTTTATAAAAAAGGATGGAATAAATTTGGTCATCAATTACCGATAGGAGAAGCCAAAAAAATAACCAAACCAGCAACCCCAGAGGCCCAAAAATGGGAGGGCTGGGGCACAGCACTCAAACCCAGCTATGAGCCAGCCATACTGGCCAGAAAGCCCATCAGTGAGCCCAACATCGCTCAGAATGTGCTCAAGTGGGGCACAGGTGGGCTCAATGTGGATGGCTGTAGATTTGCTTATGGTGATGACTGTTGGGTGGGGCCTCAAGAAAAGATCAAAGAGAGGGATCCATGTGAAAATTCACATGCTGGAAATAAAAACAAAGGCGGAGCTTTCTCAAAAAATACAAGCAAAATGATCATTAACTATCATAGCGAGATCGGACGATGGCCAGCCAACATCTACCAATGTCCCAAGCCTCCCAGGAGCCAGAAAGAGGCAGGGCTTGATCATCTGGAGAGCATAGCAGGTCATGAGGCTGTGGGCCGTGAGCCAGACACAGCAGCCAGTGAGATCAAGAACATCCACCCCACAGTCAAGCCCATCAAGTTGATGAGGTGGCTGGTCAGATTGGTGACACCACCAGGGGGGACTGTGCTGGATCCATTTCTGGGCTCAGGGACTACAGCAGCAGCCTCAATCTTGGAGGGCTTTGATGTTGTGGGCTGTGAGTTGACTGATAAGTATTGGCCCATCATTGAAGGCAGAACCACCCACGCTCTTGAGCAGTGGAAGCAGGAAAACAGTCAGGTGAGTCTATTTTGAGGTTTGGATCTGTGGCCAAGGGTCTCAGAGACCTATCATCAAGAGTGGACTCTAATCCATTGGCCTATTTCAGGCCTACACCACCCCAGGAGACTTGGATGAGAGATTCCAACTCCATCAAGCTGCTGCTGGGTGGGAATCAGGTTGGAAAGACTATGGCTGCATGTGCTGAACTGCTCCACAGATGTCTTGGAACACATCCATATCTTAGGACTGATCCACCACCAATAACAGCATTTCTGATCACTCACTCACATCAGCAGAGCATCACCATCCAGGAGAAGCTGTGGGGGATGTGTCCCAAGGGTGAGATCCATCCAAGTGTTGAGTTTATCCCAGGCAAAGGGATCAGGGGTCTCCATCCTGTGATCCGCTTCAATAATGGCTCAATTATTCAGATTAAGACAGCCAATCAGGGTCTGGGTCTAGCATCAGCAACAGTGTCCTATGTGGCCATTGATGAGCCAGTGGACCGCTTTGTTTGGGGTGAGTTGGCTGCACGTGTTCTCAGAGGTGGAGCAGGTGGAGCAACTGGGACCATTGGCATCACTATGACCCCAGTTGGCCAGGATGTGGATTATCTCAGACAGTTGGTCAATCAGGGCCGTGTCAGCTGCACAATGGCCCCATTGACAGTATCAGATACTACTCCCCAAGGATGCAGCCCAATCATCACACAGGACCAAATAGATCGAATCTCAGCCACTTATCTCCCCATTGACCGAGAGGCCAGAATCAATGGATCCTGGGAGGTTGGAGTCCAGGAGGGCCGAGTCTTTGACTGCTTTGAGGACAGCATGATCACATCACTTCCCTGTCCCCCAGCTGATTATGTGTTCTGTGTTGGCATTGACCACGGGGCTCAGCCAAACACTCAGGTGGCTATCTTGGCAGCAGTAGACACTACCCATCCACAGGAGCCCAAGGTCTATGTGCTTGATGAGTATCTTAGCGGAGCAGCACCACCAGAGCATCACATCAGGGCCATCATTCAGATGCTGCACAGGAATGGACTCACAGCTGAGCAATGCAGATGGACAGGAGATGCAGCCCACAGAGGAAATGCTAAGAGTGGCAGGATGTCAAATGCACTACTCAGGAGAGCCGCAGAGAATGTCCTGGGTTACCCTGCTGGTAATTTGCCATTTCGAATCAGCACAGCCTCAAAGCCTGCATTCTCGGTTTATTATGGTGCTGCACAAATACACAGCGTGATGGCACGTCGCAATTTCTATATTCAGACCAGATGTGAGGAAACCATCAAGAGTCTGAAAAACTGGACAATGAAAAGCAAACAATATCAAAGATCCCGTGATAAATATGGGCACTGTGTTGATGCTCTCAGATATGCTATACTAGGCGAAATTGATTATAATTTAGCTATACCTAAGACTCACAAGCTCAGGATTTATTGATGCTCATAAAAGGACAGAGCCCCATCAAGCCATTTTCTCCAGGATCAATGGCAGACCAAAACAGATGGGAACACACAGCACTCAGAAGGCGCATGATCATTGGGGCCTGGGCTGATGATCTTGAATCTGAACTACAGCGACATCTCCCAGCCGACAGGAGAGAGGCCTGGGGTCCATCTGATTTGAGCTCTAACCCATTCGAGCAGATCACCAGACAGCTCAGTGTACTGTACTCAGAGCAGCCATCAGTCACCAACAGCCAGGGAGACATCACAGAGCTGCTGAACCGTGAGGGCTTAGCTTCTCAGGCTGGTCTGTGGCCATTGATGCAGCGAGTCCAGCAGATGGTTATTGGTCTCAGGGAATCATTTGTCAGGATTGATGTGGTTCCACACACTGAGGGAGCTCAGAGCAGAGCTCCAGGTCTCAGATATAGACTGGTCACTCCTGATTTTGTTTATGTTGAAGCTGACAGTGATGAGCCAGATGTCCCAATCTATTATCAAGAGCTCAGACTGAGACAGAACCCACAAAATCAATCAGTTGAGTGGGTATATGACATCATTGACATCAGAGACCCAGCCAATCCAAGCTTTGGAATGTTCCTGGCTGAGAAAGATGGATCTATTGGTGAGGATGTCAGCCAGATCTATATGGGCCACCCAACTCACAGAGGTGATGACTTCCCATATTTTGACAGCCAAGGAAATCCATTCTTGCCAGTGGTTCTGTATCACGCAGAGAAAACAGGGAATCTGTTTGATCCATACTTTGGGAGCCAGATGGTTTATGGGTCTCTGACTTCTGCTGTGCTGTTTACAATGTGGATCCATCTGGTGAGAGATGCATGCTGGTCTCAGAAATATGTGGCTGGCTTGAGTGTGGCTGGCCTCAATCAGATGGACCAGGATGGGATCGCTCGCAGGAGCTCAGTGAGCACAGACCCAGCCAGCATTTTGGTCTTCACTCAAGATCCAGATGCTCAAGGTCAGCCATTAGTGGGAACCTTTAACACTCCAACAGATCCCCACACACTACTGGAATCAATAGCAAAGTATGAATATCGTGTCGCTGCTGCTGCTGGAATCTCACCAGCAGATCTCCAGAGAACAAGTGGAGATCCACGCTCAGGCTATAGTCTCAGCATCTCCAAGGCTGGCCAGCGTGAAGCACAGAAGAAATATGCTCCAACTTTCAGAATGGGTGATGAGGAACTGCTGACAAAATCAGCAATCCTGGCCAATCGATTTCTGGGAACATCACTTCCAGAGTTTGGGTATCGTGTCAGCTATCACAGCATCCCACTGAGCCCCGAGGAGATGAGGGCTCAGCGTGAGGATATAGTCCAGAAAATGAGCGCAGGATTGATGTCACCAGTTCAGGCCATTATGCTCATGTTTGATGATATGGATGAGCGTGAGGCCATTGATTATCTGCTGAAAATCAGAGCAGAACGAGCTCAATTTATGTGAGACGCTGGTGGATTGTTATCAATGCCATAGGAAGATCTATCCCCATAACAAAGGGGATCAAGCTGGTCAGATTGAGTGGCTGGTGGATCAGTTTGGTGTGGGATTGGCAGAAACACTCAGGGCCACACATAGGGAGTGTAACTATTTTAACTCAGAGCACAGATCCAGGATGATGGAATACAATCTTTTTGATCGCTGGCTTCCCTTGTTTGGGTATCGGTTCCACAGTGAGATCTATGATGAGCAGTTCTGGGATTTCAAATCATCAGCAGATGAGAAACTCAAAAAACTATTGGAGGCACGCCATGAAAACTATAACCCATGAGGGTCAGGAATATGTCCTAAGGTCTGACATCGAGGCCAGTTTTAAGGACCGAATCAGCAAACTCAGCACCAGAGCCACCCAAGCAGAGGAACAGAGTCAAGCACTCCAGGCAGAGCTTGACAATCAGGCTGGCAAGCTTGGCAGCATTGAGACACTGAGCCAGCAGATCGAGCAATATAAGACACAGCTGGAGCAGGCTAACACCAGATATGATCGCCACTCTGCTATGGCTCAACATGGGTGGACAGATCCAGATCTCAGAGATGCTGTTGAGTGGTCATTTGATCGGGCTATGTCAGGCAGAGCAAAGAAGGACCAGCAGACTCTGAGTGAGTGGCTGGAGGGCATCAAGGCAGATCCAGAACAGGCTCCAGCCATTCTCAGGCCACATCTATCACAGCCAAAAACTGAATCGGATTCAGTTCCAGAGATGGCAACTCAAGCAGAGCCCCAACCACAAGCTGAGAGCCCTGCACTGTTGCCACCCAGAGCTCCTCAGATAAACCGAGGAGTCCAGCCACCACCAGCTCAGGCAGGTGACATCATAACCAGAGCGACCCAGGATCTTGACTTCTACCGTGAGAATCGTGATGCAGTCAGAAAGGCCTGGATGAATCGACGATAAGACACTGCTGGAGGCTATAATGGCAGAGACAATCCCCAAACCTTCATTTTTTCCCTACTTCCACAACTTCACAGCAGGGACCACCACCACAGAGGTTGAGCTCCCCAGCAAGACCAGGACCATCACCATTGGATCGGCCAGTGCTGCTCTGTATGTGGCTCTGAATGGAGCCAGTGATGGGGGAGCGGTTCCAAGTGATCGAGCCTTTGTGCCATCAGGTAACTATATCAGTCTAAAGCTGGGAAGAAACAAAGAGAAACCCCGATCCATATTCGTGGCAGGTCAATCAGGCTCAGCAGCTGTGTCCATCATTATTGAGGAGGAGTAAATGGCCAGGTTCGCATTTGGGGGATCTTCAGTTCAAACTCATCCATTCAGCAACAGCACAGAGGTCACCATCACACACGGGCTGGGCCACAAGCCTTTGATCTATGTGGTCAGCAGTGATGGGAAAATGTGCTGGGCTGATGTGACCTATACAGCCACCCAGGTGGTGGTCAGGTTCCAAAATTCAACCACTGGAACTATTATGGTCCGATAAATTGAAGATGAATTTAACCCCCCAAAATTTGGAGTAACTCATGCGGTTTTTCAACCCTAGTGTCAACTTTGACGGAATCATTGAGATGGAAGGAACCATCTCATCAGCCAATCACTTGATCACCAAGTCCTGGGCTGAGTCAAACCTGGTCGCAGCTATCCACGCAGACTCAAGCAATTATGCAGAGCTGGTCACTGTGGATGGAGAGCAGCAGCTCAAACTCAAGCCTCTGACCATCACTGATGTCTCTGTTGATACCACTCAAACCTCACTCAATAACTGGATCTCTGCTAACTATAGCAATGGTAATGAGAAGCAGGAGGGTGATGTCATCATCCTGACCAATACTGGAAGCACTCGCCCAGAGTCATTCATACACAATGGTGGATCTGCTGGGACTGCTGCTGACTTTACAGCCATTCAGGGCTCAGATGTTCAGGCCTCTGAGGTTCGTGGATTCTTGTCTGCTGGTACTGGTATCAGCTACAACTCCAGCACTGGTCAAATCTCTGCTCAGGCATCTGGTATCCGTGGATTCTTCTCTGCTGATGCTGGTGGTCTGCTTTCCTATGATGCCACTAATGGGGTCTACAACTTGACCGCTGCCACAGTGCAAAATCAGATCACTGTCTCAGGTGACCTGTTGAGCAAATCAGGCGGTGAGATCAGCCTCTCTGTTGGTGCTGTCCGTGGTGAGTTCTCTGCTTCTGGTTTGCTGTCTTATGATGACACAAATGGAGTATTCTCTATCACCAATGATGATGTCCGTGGAGCTCTGTCTGTTGATGCCTTGGGTCTGCTCAGCTATGACTCAACCACTGGAGAGTTTGACTTAACGGCCACAACTGTTCAAAATCAGATCACTGTGTCTGGTGGACTTTTGAGCAAGTCAGCAGGTGAGATCAGCTTGTCATCTGGTGCTGTTCGTGGTGAGTTCTCTGCTTCTGGTCTGTTGTCCTATGATGGAACCAATGGTGTCTTCAGTGTTACCAATGATGATGTTCGTGGTGCTCTTTCTGTTGATGCTCTTGGCCTTCTTAGCTATGAC